TGACGAATTTATTACTAGCGGCGCCAAGCTCAATGCAGACTACAAACCTGTTGTGCTCATGCGTTCAATGAACATTGCCCCACAAATGGTCAATGACATCAAACAAATTTGGACACGTAAGCTCACAGAATTTGAAGCCGCAGTAGCAGGCAAAGACGCTGACTTGGTACAAGGCTACAGCTACATGACCAAAGTGCAGTTGAAATCTTGTGTGAAGTTTTGCGAACTGGTAATCTCAGACTGCGGTGCGTATGTGCAAATTAAAAAGGTTGAGCGCAAGCCACGTGCAGTCAAAGCAGTGCCTCCAGAAAAGAAAGCAGCCAAGTTTAAGTGTATCATGGAATTTGCAGAGCTCAAGCTCAAGGGGCAACCAGCCGCAACACTTGTGGACAAGACAGAAGCCTGGTTGTATGACACTAAAAAGCGCAAGTTGATCCACATTGTTGCAGATGAGTACGCCAAGGTGTTTACAGTCAAGAACAATGCTGTGATTGGGTACAGCACAGTAGAGTCACTGCAAAAGACTCTACGTAAGCCAGCAGATCAGATCAAAGCACTGTTAGCCGGTGGCAAGCCTGCAAGCCGCAAGTTCTTTAAGGACATCAAGGCAACAGAAACAGCGTTTAACGGACGTGGCACAGAGAACTTGATCATTCTTAAAAGCTGGTAAATAAAGGGGACGGAGTCCCCCAATGGCAGAACAACAGCAAAACTCGCTTGAAGTACTCAAGCAAAACTTAATTGAATACGTAAAACTCCAACTCGGTGATCAAATGATTGACATCGAGTTGGACCCTGCTCACTACGAGGCAGCGTATCAGAAAACTCTAGGCACTTACCGCCAACGAGCCGCTAATGCCTATGAAGAAAGCTACAGCTTCTTAGAGCTGGTGCGGGACGTAAACATATACACATTGCCGCAAGAGGTTGTGAGTGTTCGCCAAATTTTCCGTCGTACATTTGGTGACTCAACTGGCCCGTTTGCAAGTAACTTTGACCCGTTTGCTCAAGCCAGCTTGAACGTCTATCTAATGAACTTCAACGTTGCGGGCGGCCTAGCCACTTACGACTTCTACTCACAGTATGTCGAACTAGCCGCACGTATGTTTGGTGGCTACATGAACTACACCTGGAACCCTGTAACCAAGAAATTACAACTGGTTCGTGACCCAAAAGGCACTGGCGAAAACGTTTTGCTTTGGAGCTACAACCTAAAACCAGAATTTGTATTGCTAAGTGATCACCAGATTCAGCAGTGGATCAAGGACTACATGGTAGCCAACTGTAAAATTATGATTGGTGAAGCTCGTGAAAAGTTTGCTAGTATTGCTGGTCCACAAGGTGGCGGTTCACTCAACGGCGCTCAAATGAAAGCAGAAGGCCAAACTCAAATTGATCTATTGCTAGAACAGTTAAAGAACTATGTGGATGCAAGCCAGCCCTTAACTTGGGTAATTGGCTAACAGCTAGATTGCACATTATTTGTTTGTGTGTTATACTAACACATGGACTTAATGATTGACTTAGAAGGGCTAGCTACTGGCCCAGACACATGCATACTCACTATTGCGGCACAGTCATTTGACCCGTTTGGGCAGGGCTATTCCGGTAAGTCCTACTATGCTAGGGTAACGCTAGAAAGCCAAGAAGATCGAGCAATTGATCAAAGCACAATTGAATGGTGGGCTACACAACCTGCTATTGTGCGAGATGAAGCCTTCAACGAAGAAGATCGTATTCCATTAGATCAAGCTCTAGATGAGCTAGGCAAGCTGATTTGGCACTCCAGTAGAATCTGGGCGCAAGGTCCCACTTACGATATGAACATTCTGGAGCATGCTTACAAGAGCTATCGCAAGCCCTTGCCTTGGAAGTACTACATGGTGCGAGATAGTCGTACTGTGTTCAGCTTGTGGCCCGATCAGCCTATTCCTCCCACTAGCCACCATGCGCTAGAAGACTGTCGCAGACAAATTGGTATGTTGCAAAACACACTTAAACACCTTAACGTAACTCAACTCAAATGACCCTTCCTAAACTGCTTGTTATTGGCAATGCTCGCCACGGCAAAGACACTGTATGCGATATTCTGCGTGAAGAATTCAACTACAGCTTCCGCTCCAGCTCAGACTTTTGTGCTGAAAAGTTTATCTATTCTGAGTTGAAAGACAAGTATGGATACACCAGTTATGCACAGTGCTTTGAAGATCGACACAATCATAGATCTGAATGGTATGACATGATCCATGCATACTGCAAGGACGACTTTGCTAGACTAGGCAGGGAAATCTTTGCTGAAAACTCGATCTACTGCGGATTAAGAAACAAAAGCGAGTTTCATGCAATGCGTAATACCAACGTGTTTGACTATGCTATTTGGGTTGATCGAAGTGATCACTTACCTGCTGAAGATCGCTCTAGTATGAGCTTGGAAATCTGGATGGCTGACTATGTTATTGACAACAATGGCACCTTAGAAGATCTAAAGCGCAATACTCGTGAGCTAATGAACTCACTGTTAAAGATCCGGGGTTAAATCCCCTGGCCGCCAAGGCAAATCGCTTCTGGCTATTTCTTCAGCACAGTTACGACAAACACACGTTAGATTTTTACCAGCAACATTGTTTAAATCGCCGTCCACGTGATATACTAAAATCTGTGCAGAGTAACGGGCTCTGAATCCGCACTTGTCGCACTGCATTTTTTTCTTATAACCTGCTGCCTGCCAGCGTGGTACCCTAGGCTTGATGCCCTTTCCTTTTCTTGAGCAGCTCTCACATCTGCGACGATAGTGTGTTACTTCGTCACGATGATAGTTTACAGCACATGGCCGTTGATTACAGGCTTCGCATAAGGGTCTTTGCATGCGGTATTTATGGCGGACCTTTGCCAAAGGGCACCGTAACGGCACCTTTTTTGAATATACCCATAAATATTGTATCTTGAAAAGGAATCATCGACCATGGCTTTAATATCACCAGGCGTAGAAGTAACAGTAATTGACGAAAGTCAATATATCCCATCAGCGGTTAACACCGTACCGTATTTCCTCATTGCGACCGCACAAAACAAAGTAAGCGGTAGCGGAGTAACGGTAGCTGCTGGTACACTTGCTGCAAACGCTAACAAAACATACCTCATCACCAGTCAGAGAGACTTGGCCGCTACATTCGGCGTGCCATTCTTCTATCAGACAACTGCTGGTACACCGATCAACGGTTACGAACTCAACGAATACGGTTTGCTTGCTGCATACAGTTCATTGGGTATTACCAATCGTGCATACGTTCAACGTGTAGACATTGACTTGTCAGAGCTAACTGCTAGCTTGACTCGTCCTACAGGTAATCCGGATAACGGCACATATTGGTTAGACGCTTCTACTAGTACTTGGGGTATCCAAGAGTGGAGCCAAACTACCAACACATTCACTGTAAAAACACCTATTGTTATTACAGACACAGCTGATGTTGTTAACTTTGCATCTGGCAATTACACCCCATTGGCTAGTATTGGTAGCATTGGTGACTATGCTATTAGCGCAGTTAACTACTTTAACGTTGGCTACTATAAAAACTCCAGCAACAATTGGGTTGTAGTTGGTGGTGACGATTGGAAAACATCGTGGCCTACAGTAACAGGCACAGGTACACCTACTAGCTTGACAACTGGTGACACAATTGTGCTTAACGGCAGTTCTGTTGCAGTCCCTAGCACTAACACAGTAGCTGGCCTTGCTGCTGCTATTACTACTGCACTAAGCGGTATTGGCATTACTGCTGCTGCGGTTAGCGGTAAACTAGCATTGTATGCTGACTCATCTGCAACCAACGACGGCTCAACTGGCGACGGTGGTATTATTTCTGTTGAGCCAGGCGCTACTAACGGTGCTGCATTGTTAGCTTCTCTAGGTATTGTAGGAAACGTTTACTACGCTCCAGAATACTATCCAGCATACAGCTATCAAAGCCCACGTTGGAGAACAACTGACACTAGTCCTCGTCCTACAGGTTCTGTATGGAACAACATGAGTCCAGTTAACAATGGCTTGAGCTTGAAAGTTAAAGTTTACAGTACTGCTTTAGCTACATTTGTAACTCAAGATTGTCCTGCTTACTACACTGACTTGTATGCTAATGCTGGATTAGATCCAACAGGTGGCGGCAAAAATATTCCTGCCGGTTCTACTTATGTAGAATGGGATGCAATTGGTGCAAACAGTACAGAAGTTACTGATCCAGAAAATAATCCAACAATGGCGTTTGAAATCCTTGAGCGCTATGCACTTGGTGCAACAGTTATTACTGGTAGTACAACTTCGCCAGGCCCGTTTACAAACAACGACTCATTCCTTATCTACGGTAGTGTACCTGGATCAGGTCTATCAACTGGTGTCGAAGTTACTATTAATACTACCGCTAACGGAACAGGCGCAGCAGCATTTATTGCTGCGGTAAGTTCTGCAAATCTTCCTTATATTAGTGCTAGCGTTAACTCATCTGGTGCTATTGTTCTGACTCACAGCGCAGGCGGTACTATTGGTTTACGCAACGTAGTTGGTACAGCAATTGCAACTGCTGGTTTCACTACAGCCGTTACAGGTTGTCGTCAAGCACCTCGTCGAACAGATACTCTATTCTTGAGTAACTGGGTAACCGACCCAACATTTACATACACAACAGATTCAGTTGCACCGGATCAAGATCCAGCTAACGGTCGTTTGTGGTATTACAGCACAGTAAGCGAAGCAGATATCATGATCCAGAACAATGGAGCATGGGTAGGCTATCAGAACTGTCCTAATGATGTTCGTGGTTACGACTTGGCTGAAACAAACGCAACAGGTCCAATCATTGCTGCAACCGAACCTACTGTTCAAACAGATGGTCTTACAGCCCTTTCAGTTGGTGATCTGTGGATTGATACTTCTGATCTTGAAAACTATCCAGCATTGTATCGCTGGGAAGTTGTTGACACAGTGAGCCAGTGGGTAGCAATTGATACTGCTGATCAAGTTACAGAAAACGGTATCTTGTTTGCAGATGCACGTTGGGCACCTAACGGTACAACTGATCCAATTACAGATCCTATCCCAACAATTGCAAGTTTGTTAACTAGTAACTATTTGGACTTGGATGCTCCGGATCCTACACTATATCCACAAGGTATGTTGTTGTTCAACACACGCCGTTCAGGATATAATGTTAAGAGTTTCCAAAGCAACTATTTCAATGCTAGCACATACCCATCTGATGCATGGGCATCGACTACTAGTTACTCAATTGGCAGCTATGTTAGCTACAACGGTACAAACTATATCTGTTTGACTGCTAACACAAACCAAACTCCAGGTACTACAATATACTGGACTCCAATAACAGAGACCAACACATGGTTAACTGCTAGCGGTAACAAGGACAATGGTTCTATGTGGTCTGGTCGTCAAGCGCAGCGTCAACTTGTTGTAGAAGCAATGAAAGCTGGTATTGATACTAGCCTGGCTGCTCGTGAAGAACAAATCCAGTACACACTGATTGCAACACCTGGCTACCCAGAATTGATGCCTAACATGGTTGCATTGAGCAACGAACGCAACAACACATTGTTTGTTGTGGGCGATACTCCAATGCGTTTGCCAGGTACCGGTACTGATGTTGCTAACTGGGCAACAAACAATGGCGGCCTAGGCCTTGCGACAGAAGATGGTTTAGTTACTGCAAGTCAGTACATGGCTACCTTCTATCCAAGTTGCCAAACTACTGACCTTAGTGGTAACCCAGTTGTACAACCACCGTCACACATGATGATGCGTACTATTATCCGTAGTGATGAAGTAAGCTATCCATGGTTAGCACCTGCAGGCACACGCCGTGGTGTTGTTGACAATGCTACAGCAATTGGTTATATTGATGCTGCTACAGGCGAGTTCCAGCAGATCAACGTTGGCCAAGGGCTACGTGATGTGTTATATCAAAATAGCATTAACCCAATTACCTTTATCCCAGGTGTTGGCATTACTAACTTTGGTAATAAGACCACAACTAGTATTACTAGTTCGCTAGATCGTATCAACGTATCACGTTTGGTTGCGTTCTTGCGTGGACGTTTGGAAGAAATCGGTAAGTTGTACTTGTTTGAACCAAACGACGAAATTACTCGTGCAGAGATCACTAACACCATCAACAGTTTGATGATTGACTTGATCGCCAAGCGAGGCATTTACGACTACCTAGTAGTTTGCGACTTGAGCAACAACACACCAGCACGTATCGACAGAAACGAACTGTGGGTTGATATTGCTATTGAACCAGTCAAGGCAGTGGAATTCATCTATATCCCATTGCGTTTGAAGAACACTGGTGAGATATCAGGAACAGCAGCCTAATAGAAATAGGGGCCCTTAACCGGGCCACTGTTTCAAGGTAAATAAACGTAACAGGAGATATCAAAAAATGGCAGTTTCATCACTACAAAGAATGTCGGTCCCACTGGGCGGCCAGGCAGATCAAGGCTTGTTGATGCCCAAGCTCAAGTACCGCTTCCGTGTACTATTTGAGAACTTTGGCATTTCGACGCCTTCTACAGAAATTACTAAGCAAGTAATGACCTTCACTCGCCCAAACTTGAGCTTTGAAGAAATTACATTGCCAATCTACAACAGCACACTAAAGCTGGCCGGTAAGCCTACATGGGCTGACATCACATGCGAAATCCGTGATGACTCAACTGGCGCAGTTAGCAAGCGTGTTGGCGAGCAATTGCAGAAACAAATGGACTTTATGGAAATGGCTTCTGCTGCTGCTGGTATTGATTACAAGTTTACAACTAGACTAGAAGTACTAGACGGTGGCAACGGTGCTGCTGAGCCAGTGGTTCTCGAAAGTTGGGAACTATATGGTTGCTACATCAAGAGTGCAGACTACGGCGGTATGAGCTACGCTGAAAGCGCTCCTGTAACAATCAACTTAACAATTGCTTACGATAACGCCAACCAAGGCAATCAAGGCGGTGGTGGTGTTGGTAACGAGATCGGCCGCGTGGTTGGTGACGTTGTTACTGGCGCTGGTACAGCTTAATTGACGAGTAATTTTTAATGACCTGGGGCCAAGATTTTCTCAAGGGCTTCACTAATGTAGACAACTTGCGTGATTACACTCACGCAAGTAAAGTCTTCCGAAGCAATGGATACGAGCTTAAACCTAGATTTAAGTTCTTATTCCATGTGGCATTTTCCTTAAACATTGCACAAATTCCTAAACTACGTGGCGCTCTCGGCTTAACAGACGAAAGCAATTTGAGCCTTGTGGTTAAAACTGTTGACTTACCCAAGTACAACATTCAAACAGAAACATTAAATCAGTACAATCGCAAACGCATTGTGCAGACTAAAATTAACTATGATCCAGTTACGATTACATTCCATGATGATGGCAATGACCTAGTTCGTAACATGTGGTACAACTATTACAGTTACTACTACAAGGACCCAACACAAAAATACGGCAACGACAACAACTACAACGGTAGTGCAGGTGGTCAAGCAAACCGTACAGCTGGTTTTAATTACCCTACTAGAGATATCTACAATCAAGATAGATTGGTAAATGACTGGGGTTACATTGGCGAGAGTATTACAGACGGCAACTCCGGATCTTCTGGCAAGCCGCCGTTCTTTACTGATATTAGAATCTTTGGTTTTGACCAGTCGCACAAGTATGCTGAATACGTGCTGATTAATCCAGTTATTACTAACTGGAGTCATGACCAATATGACTATGCTCAAGGTACTGGCACAATGCAAAACTCAATGACTATTGCATACGAAACAGTAAAGTACTATCAAGGTGCTCCAAACAATCAAGCTGCGGGATTTGGAAATCCAGCACACTACGACACTGTTCGCAGTCCTATCTCCCGTGCAGGTTCTACAGAATCAATTTTGGGACAAGGCGGCCTACTGGATGTTGCTACTGGTATCAGTCAAGACTTGCAGAGTGGCAGTGTGTTAGGTTTGTTAGGCGCAGCGCAAAAAGCTGGAACTGCATACGGAACACTCAAAGGCAAAGACCTCAAGAGTATTGCACTAAGTGAAACTACAGCGTTAGGTAAATCTGTAATCAAAGGTTCTTTACCAGGCGCAGTTCGTACTGCTGCTAATGCTGCTGACGGATTCTTCTTTCCTGCTCCTGGCACCGGTCCCAAGACAGGCGGATAAGTAGATCATGGCCTCAGTAAATTATACCAATTTTAACCAAGACTTAACAGTCAGAGTGTTTGATCGATTCTACGAGTTTGAACTTGAAGTTCCGGTAAACGAATACGATGCAGTACTCACTTACTTTAAGAGCGTGATGGAAGACAATACCATTGCTGGTAACTTCACAGTAAGTTTGTTCCGTGTAGCTGCAGACACTAAAATTCCTGTCATGACATTGTTGCAGAGTTTCCAAGGTTCGACAGGCATGGAACTAAATGTGAACATGGCTTATTACATGAACATGATCAGAAGCCGTGCAACACTGTTGGGTGTAAACGTCAGCGCTACTCCCAACTACTACGCAGCCAGAAGTGTAATACAATGAGTCGCTGGGCCCAAGGTCAGTACATAGTACAAAACCCTACAAAATATGTAGGACGTGGGACACCACGTTACAGATCTGGTTGGGAACACAGCTTTATGCGATTCTGCGACACAAACGACAATGTGTTACAATGGGCTAGCGAAAGCATTGCTATACCCTATATGAATCCAGTAACAGGCAAGAAAAGCAACTATGTGCCTGACTTCCTAATTACATATCGTCAAAAAGACAACACAGTACGAGCTGAGTTGATCGAAATCAAACCCAAAAAACAAAGCGTAATCGAAAGCAAAATGAGCTCACGAGACCGTGCCGTAGTGGCGGTTAACTACGCCAAATGGGCAGCAGCCCAGAAGTGGTGCGCACGTCAAGGGCTTACTTTTAGAGTAATCACTGAAAACGATATGTTTGCCAACGGTCGTAATTGATCCATAAATATCCGCATGACGCGGAAACTTGAAGAACTTTTTGATTTACCAACATCGGTAACTGTTGACACAGAAACTGATACTCCTATCCCTATCCCTACGGTTGAAGAAACCAAGGCCCAGTTAGCTGTTATTGACGAAGCAATTGACAAGATCGACACAGCATTGCCAGCAGTTAAGGGACTTGATGCTAGTGATGAAGAAATGGACGAATTATCAGACCTAGCAAAAGCTAGCTATCAAGATCTGATGGATCTTGGTATGCAAGTAGACTCACGATTTGCTGCTGAAATTTTCTCAACAGCAGGTACTATGCTAGGGCATGCTATCACAGCAAAAACAGCAAAGCTAAACAAAAAGCTCAAGATGATTGATTTGCAGATGAAAAAGCTCAAACTAGACCGCGATGGCGCAGGAGCAGACGAAGCCGGGGGTGCAACACAAACAGCCCAGGGCGTGGTTCTAAATCGTAACGATTTATTAGAACGTCTGCTCAAAGGAAACGCCAAAAAAGAATAAATATATAATAGGACACTGACATGAAACCATTTGCAAAATACCTGGCCGAAAGTGAACGTACATACAACTATCGCATAAAAATAGTTGGTGATGTGCCCACTGGCTTTACTAAAGATCTTGAAGGCAAACTGTCTCAATTTGACATTGTAAAAATGTCTAAACCAAAGACTTCGCCTGTTCGCAAGAACATCCCAGACTTTCCTGCTTTCCCTAACGAGACATTAACTATTGTTGATGTTGAGTTCAAGTACCCTGCTATTGAGCCACAGATCAAACAAATTTCACAATTGTTAGGTCTTGACCCAAATCGTATTGTAATGAACACCGTGGGCTACGAAGACAGTTTGAATACTGAAAACACCAAGATTGAAGATCAAAACAAAAACTTGTTAGATGATCCAACATACCCTGCTGATGATGCCGATCAACGTGCATTGAAGAAGGATTATGCAACTGGCCCGTATGATCATGCTGTTCTAAAGAACGCTTACCGCAGCGATTTTACTATTGCTGGTGAAAAAACACCAAAAGCAAAAACCACAAATGAATTGCCACAGGGAGACAAGAGCCCTATGACCAATATCAAGCGTCAACCCAAGCCAGCAACTGGCCGTAACCCACGAGGATAATTCAAATGACATTTTTTTACA